CTCTGATGGCAATGTTCCCCAAGTCTCTTGACGTCAAAGTCCGCCTTGACTCTGAGATGAACCTTGCTGACACCATCAGTCAAGAGAATTCTTTGTGGCAACCAAGTCAGGACAACTCCAAAGAGATGAAGCGCGTTGTCGAACTGCTTGAGGAAGCAGGTATCGAGACTAAGGTTCGGGACATGTTCCTGGCCTACATGCGCAAGGGCAACCTCCAAATGGCTGCCGCCAGGGCAAGGATCGGGCAATCACGTGCCCGTGGGCTGATCAACGACACCGTAGAAAAGCTTCGGGCTCTGGCCTGATATACTGTAAGCAAACCTTTCTAGGACACGACAAATGGCAAGCATCTCCCTCGCAGGCACAGTGACCGGCAAGCAAGGCGAACCCGCCGTGCAGATCCGTGAATTTGGTAATGGCGGTAAGATCGCCAAGTTCTCCATCGTTGACAAAGAGTATTTCTATGTTAAGGAAGGCGACGAGCGCAAAGGTCAGTTCTATGCAGTTGAAGTCTCTGGCAAGCAAGCCGAGATCGTTGCAGACCGCCTCAATCGTGGTGACAAGCTGGCTGTCACAGGCCAACTAGTACAACGTGACTACAATGACCGCACCTACTTGGACGTCAAGAACGCCCGGGTGACCTTCCTGGAGTCACGCCCACAGGCCGAAAGTGACGAAGTTGCATTCTGATCACTATACGGATGAGTAAGTGGTACGCAAGGGTTTACCTCCCCCATTCGGGGGAGTACACCAACGTCAAGCTGGATGCGCCCAACGAAGAAACGGCTCGACTCTTCATTGAGAAGGCCACAAGGGGCGGTCGAATTGAAAAGCTCACGAAACTGTGAAGTTTTAACACTGAGGGGCCAGGAGCCCCTTTTTTATGCCATACTGTATTCAGTCGAGAGGAACCACCTATGAACATTGAAGAATCAGAAATGGCTCCCGGAACAGTCGGACTACTGTTCGACGAAACTCCAGAGCTCAACACTGCACATGTCAGGCCGTTTGTCTGGGCGGTTTTGATGTACCGTGGAGCCTGCCGTCCTTCAGAAGTAGAAGCAGCCATCGCCCAGGTTTGCTCCGTAGAAGAGCTCAAGACCGAGGTTTACGATGACGGCGACGAGGAGATGACCAGGGTTGAGTACCTTGTCGGTCAGGTTATGGCTGAATTCATCGCTGAAGGCCTCTGCCGCTACAATGACGAAAAGGATCTCTGGGTTCTCACGGCCAGGGACGTCACCAAGCTGATCAACGTGGCTACTGCCGTTGATGGCCAGCTACCAAAACACGTACTACAGGAGGTTGCTAATGGGTCGAATGCTCAAAGACGGCACGTGGAAACCCAAGCCATCGGCTTCAAAGTCGGCTGAGCGCATGTGCAGGGAGCCTCTCCCTTTGCCGATACTCCGAAAAAAGACGGAAGTAAAGGTATTCATGGGAGCAGGCTGGCAAAAAGGGACTGTGGTAGAATCTACTCGAGACTACTGCACCGTCTACCTAACTCAAGGCAGGCGTAGCACCACGGTCCGAGACCAACGAAACATCATCCTCGCAACGGAGAAACCATGACCGACATGATCAACCCAGATCACTACAAAGGTGATCGACAGTTCGAACCCATCTCAGTTATCGAAGACTGGGGCCTCAACTACAACCTGGGCAACGCCCTCAAGTACATCAGCCGGAATGGTCGCAAGCCCGGTGAGGACATGGAGGAAGGCCTTTCCAAAGCCGTCTGGTACTTGGAGCGCGAGATCAAGAAGATCCGCTCAGAGCGAGCTGTCAACGAGACCAGCTACGACGAGGTGTACGAGTTCTTCATGGCGGAAGAAGTTCCCTTTGATGGCTCTGACAGTGTCGACCTCTGGGACCCCAGTACGGGCCCTCAGGAGCCTGAGCACGCAGGAGACTATCAAGGTCCTCTGTACGCCCCGCACCCTGCCCTAGCCGGCAAGGACCTAGATCAGTTCGAGGATGACGAGATCGTACGGATCTTCACTCGTCGCGGGGTTCATATCGGAGTCTTTAAGGATGGCTCCAGCTGCGAACTAGGGGAGAACGGAAAATGCCACTGATTTTCTTCTGGCCCATTATCCTGCTGACGGTTCTGGTCTCCTTAGGTACCCTTCGGGCGATCGTCAGTTATTACCGGGATGAGGTATCCGACTGAGCTAGTCCTACACATGCCCCTGTTCTCGAAGGCCCGCCCCAGGGTCACGAGCAGGGGTGTTTTTATGCCTAAAGAGTACCGGGTCAAGCAGAAGGAGATGCTTCGACAGGTCAAGGAACAGTGGGGTGACAGGGAGCCGCTAGAAGGCCCTCTGCGCCTCACTATTTTGCTAGAAGGGGAAGGGCGAGGGGATATCGACAACATCATCGGTGCCCTGTTCGACACTGTTAATAAAGTATTATGGGTTGATGATCGGGTGAATATCATCAGCTCTGTGTCGGTATCATGGAAGAAAGCTCCCAAGGCTGAATCCTGTTGGCGCATTGTCATCCATGACGCTTAGCAACCGACAACTTGCCAATGTAGCCATCGAGGCCTGCGTGGACTCTTACGTGGAGTACGGGGTCTTGATGGTAACGGGCAGCGCTATCCCTCGCAGATTCTCGATCAGGGATGGTAACGCCAGAGCAAATCTTTACGGCGGAGACACCTGTAACATCCTTTGCTACAGAGGCACGGATGACATTGGTGACTGGGTGGGCAACCTCCGCTTCACCATGAAGACACCCAAGAAGGTCAGGCACTATCGGGACATGCTCCCTTTCGTTCCTAATGCCAACCCCTTGATCCACAGAGGGTTCTGGAATAATCATCAGAAGCTCCACAGGCACGTAGTAAAGGCTATGGAGTCCATGGACCCAGACAAGCCTTGGATCGTTACTGGCCACTCCCTCGGCGGCGCCATGGCTAATATCTCGCTACTTCGAGAACCATTTCCAGAATCCCCTTACATTGTGACCTTTGGCTCCCCTCGCTGGGGCAACAAGGATGCTTGCTGGCTCGCTTCCCAGTACAGTCAGAGGATGCTCCGCTTCCGTAACGGGTTTGACATCGTACCCTTACTCCCTGCTCCGATCGGCCGATGGAAGCATGCGTGCCCCGAGATCTGTCTAAACGGATCTAACTCCTCGAGGCCTATAGGAGCGCACAACATTTATGACTACAGGGTGGGGCTGCAGCGATATAATGACTAGAGACTTTCCGGCTAGTGGCAGAGATTTCTTACAACCAGTCAGATTTTGACTACCGTAGAGAAGCCGGGGAGAACCAGTCAAGTCTTAAGAAGATCTTGGAGAGTCCCGCGCACTACCAGGCGGCCAAGAAGACCAAGCTGATCCCTACTCCTGCAATGGAGATCGGGACAGCACTGCACTGCAAGGTCTTGGATGGTGATAAAGCATTTGAAGCTCAGTACGTCAAGAAGCCAGCAGGTCTAAGCCTGGCCACTAAGGCAGGTAAAGAATGGAAAGCAGAACTGGGGCGCAAGAAAGCACTGGCGGAAGGAGGTAAGGACGACCCTTGGGGTTCAGTTCAGGGAATGACCAAGGCCCTTAAAGAGCTCCAGTGGTTTGCTGACAGCGACGAGGAGTATATCAAGTACAATGAAGTCTCGATCTATTGGGACTGGAATAAAGTCAACTGCAAGGCCCGTCTGGACAGGGTCCTGGTAAACGAGGGTATTGTCCTGGACTTGAAGACGACTGATACCGTCGAATCCGAGCTATTCACAAAGAAGGTGATTGGTCTCGGCTATGACTTCCAGGCAGCTTACTATGCGAAGGCGGCAGAGGCAGCCTACGGCAAGCCTTTTAGGTTTATCTTTGTTGCAGTTGAGCGCAAGGCTCCTTATACGGTTGACCTCTTCGAGGTTAGCCCTGCTATGATGGAAGAAGGTCTCGTCAAGTGCGAGATGGCCCTGCATTCACTGAAGCAGTGTCAGGCGGCATCTGTATGGCCCAACCGTGAGCCTAAGATCCACCGCCTCGAGTACCCATCGTGGTACAATCCCATCACCCCTGATCTCGACGAAGAGGAGGACGCCTTCTGATGACAGTTCTACTGGAACGATCCCTGCCACAGGTACAGCTTGAGCACGTAACCCCGGACGGTGAAGCGTTCATGGGCTACGTTGCTCGCGTATCTAACCCTAAGAACCAGGACAATCCCAATGTCGCTGGCCTGCTCAAGTACTGCATCAAGCACGGCCATTGGTCCGTTTTTGAGCATGCTCACATGACCCTCCAGATCACTACGACTCTGGACATTGCTACGCAGATCCTGCGCCACCGGTCATTTACCTTCCAGCAGCTCAGTCGTCGTTACGCAGGCGAAGCTGAGGCGCCTTTGAACATCCATCTACCCCAGCTGAGGGCACCTCACCCCAAGAACCGACAGAAGTCTGTTGACGAGCTTCCTGAGGATATCCAGCGCTGGTTCACCGCTAAGTTGGATGAGCACTTCCGTCAGGCCGAGGCCCTCTACAAGGGGATGCTTGCCCACGGCGTTGCTAAAGAGTGCGCTCGTGCCGTTCTCCCGCAGGCTGCTGAGACAACCATCTACATGACCGGAAACTGTAGATCATGGCTCCACTACATCTGCCTACGCGCCTCTAATGGCACCCAAGCAGAGCACATGGCTGTAGCAGAGGAAGCCAAGGCTATCTTCCGTCAGCACTTCCCTTCCTGCGCAGAGGCTATGGACGAGCTCGGTTGGACTATCTAGGTACTCTATACCGATCGATTTGACGAGATGTCTAGCGACC